TGTCGAAGTCAATATGGCCAAGCGCTACATCGTCGTGCAGGACGACGACTACAAGCGTGTTGACTCCAACGGCATGAGCGAAAGCCAGCGTTACGAGTACACCCAAAACCCCGACAACTGCAAGCGGATCTTTCGCAAGATGAAGAGTGGCCAGTGGGTCCAGCACTTCGTGAACCCCGAGACCAAACGCCTCGTTAAGGCTGAAGGCTGCGGTCTTCGCCTCGGTGAGCGCGAGAAGTACCACGACTTTTCATTCTGATCATGATGATCTACTGCGACTACATTGCCGCGCTCGTTCTGGAGTCCCTGGAAAGGGACCCGAACGGGCTCATGAAGGACCCTTCCGGTATTGAGTTGGACCTTACACCGGAGGGTGCATACCTAAGTTCCAAGAAGATCGTCCGCGTCCAGGGCGAGAATGGCCGCAAGTACAAAATTACTGTGGAGATCGACGATGGACGATAAAAGACTTCGGCGCCTAGCCTCGGAAGCAGGGCTTAAAGACACGATCGAGGACGTGGCTTACATAGCCTACCTGCAAGACCTTGATCGGTTTGCAAACCTGCTGCTGAGCATGGAAAGGGACTCGGTATGCAGGATTGTCGACACGGCACAGATCCCAAAAACAGAAGCAGAACGCATTAAAAAAATGATCAAGGAGCGCATATGAACGATCCGACCGAGCTTTACCACGCCGTCCGCGAGATGGTGAAGGACCCGAGTCTTACAACCAGGGAAATAGCCGAGAAGACCGGCTATAAGCAGCAGTACGTCAGCCAGTTACGCAGGCGGCACAAAGATAACGCGGCCTGGAAAGCGGCTCGAGAAAGAAAGCAGCGGGAAGAGTGGCAAAAAGAGCAGAACAGGATCAAAGGCCTGATCGCTGAGGCGGTGGCCAAGGAGCGCGAGGCTTGTGCAAGGCTTTGTGATATTGCGGTCGAACACTTCACCAGCATATCGCTGCAAGTCGACGACCATGACGGGATCGTTATGGAGCACGCGAACACCTGTAATCACTTGGCCACAGCTATTCGAGCAAGGGGTCAAGCGTGAGCGGCGACCACAACATGCACCAAAAGCCAAAGTCGTTCTTAGAAAGCACGGGCCTAATGGACAAGCTCGAGGCGGACGACGCTCAGACCTGGGCCGCGGTTGCGATGATTGTCAACCGGCAGAAAGTGGCCCAGTGGATGATCGACCGCGGCTATGCGACCGGCCATGGCGACACGATCGAGGACCTGTTGAGAGAGTTGGACTGGCAGATTGAAGAACGTATTAAAAACGCGAGGGGGAAATAAATGGAAGGTATGCTCGGATTCGCACTTTCAGCCTGGGTAATCCTGGCTTGGTTAACGCACGTCATTGTCTCAATCCAGGGCGCCAAGTGGCTGCTGCTGATTGCTGGGGCGATCGTATTCCCGGTGGGCTGCGTCCACGGCACGGGCATTTGGTTCGGGGTGTTTTGATGGACCGCGAACAAATAATCCGCATGGCACGAGAGGCTGGGTGCAAACCATTCAGAAGCCCAGAACACTGGGACGATGTGCAAGTCTTTGCCACCCCCAATGTTCTTGAACGCTTCGCTGCCCTTGTTGCCGATCATGAGCGTGATCGCATCTGCAAGGCGATCAAAGAGGAAGACGATTACTGCGTCACTGAAGGCGATTACATGCTGGATTCGGACGACTGCATCGCCATAGCAAAAGGCGATTGGGTTCGTCCCGACTACAGCGCCACCGCCATACGAGGAATGAGGTGAGCATGGCCCAAGAAGACATAGTCAAGATGGCGCGGAAGGCGGGGATCGCAAAGTATGGCCTTGGGTGGACTTGTTGGGAAGGGCAGCTTGAAGCATTCGCCGCCCTTGTTGCTGCTGCCGAGCGTGAGGCAATCATGAAAATTTGTAACCGGCACACTCATCCTATTGCTGGCGTCATTCACCACGCCATACGAGCAAGGGGGCAACCATGACAAGCAACATCAAACCGTTCATCAAGGCTACAACCCCTGACAACTCTGATGCCATAGAAATGCTGGAGCAGTGGTTAGAAGACGCCAAGTCTGGGAAGATTGTAACGGTGGCTATTGTCGGCAAACGTGTAGGTGGCGAATGGCAGACCGGCATGAGCAGTAGTCAGAACCGCCTTGAGGACGCCGCAATGCTCATCGAGTTGGGGATGCGTCGGCTCGGCTTTAACCCACAGAGGTGACGATGAACTACGAACCAACGAGGGGGTGAGCATGATCTGCCCCTACTGCCGAACCCCAAAGGGTCAGGGGTACAAGACTAAGATCCTCGAGACCCGAACATTCTGGAACCCCGAAAAGCATTACTACTTCGTAGAGCGCCGACACAAATGCAAGCACTGCGAGGAGGAATTCTGGACAGAGGAACGATCACCCAAAGTCGCTAATACAGGGTAAACTATGGGCTGTTTTCCCTGTGTCCTCCTGGTGATTCCGTGAGTTTCCTCAAGGCTCACGACGATTAACCCCCTTCCCCGGGGGTTTTTTTTCGTGTATCCTATATGTAAGTGCTTGATTTTTGAAGGAAAATCAGAATGCCAGCAGGTAGACCGACCGACTACGACCCCAAATACTGCGAACTGGTTATTGAGATGGGCCGCCAGGGTAAGAGCAAGGCCCAGATCGCCGCGACTATAGGGGTAACGAGGAAGACGATGTGGACTTGGTGCTCCGTCCACGAAGAATTTCTAAACGCCATAGAGTATGCAGAGGAACTAGCCCTGCAATGGTGGGAGGATATAGCCCAGGATCACCTGAAGCAGACCAAGGATGGGGTGACGCTGAATACCTCGCTCTGGTCACGCTCGATGGCCGCAAGATTCCCGAAGGACTACACCGACCGGACTAAGCATGAAGTCACCGGCAAGGATGAAGGACCGCTCCAGGTTGATGTCGTTATGGACGTCGCACAATCACTGATCGATGAATTGACCGGCATCCGCCAGCATGCTGACAGCAAGTCAAGCAAAGCGGATTGAAGCCAAGCTTGCCCTGCACCAGGAGGCGCTGAAGAAGCTACCTCCGGAGGCGTCGGCAGCCTTCTACGCCAGGATGAAGTGGCTCATGAGGGCTCACGCTCACCAGATCCCGCCTAAAGGCGACTGGTGGACGATATGGCTCCTCCTTGCAGGTAGGGGTGCAGGCAAGACCAGGACGGCCGCTGAGGACGTCTGGCATACAGCCTGGACGACACCGAACATCCGCATCTTGATCTCGGGCCCGACCTCGGCAGACATCAGAGACACCATGATCGAGGGCGAGTCAGGCCTGCTTAACTGTATGCCGGAGGAGATCCGGGTGAAGTACACGAGGAGCCTGCACGAGATCGTGCTTACGAACGGCTCCCTGATCAAAGGTATTCCAGCATCAGAACCCGAGCGCTTCCGGGGTCCGCAGTGGCACCATGCTTGGTGCGATGAGCTTGCAGCCTGGGAGTATCTGGACTCAGCCTGGGACCAGATCATGTTCTCGGTCCGCCTGGGTGATAAGCCGCGGATCGTCGTTACCACTACGCCTAAGCCTAAGCCCTTGATCATTGACCTGCTAGATCGGGAAGGCGAAGACGTCATCGTTACCAAGGCGTCAACTTACGACAACCTTGCCAACCTTGCCGGGACGTTCAAGCAGCAGATCTTGCAGTACGAAGGCACTTCTTTAGGACGCCAGGAAATCCACGCTGAGATCATCGACCCGGAAGAGGCTGGGATCATCAAGCGCAACTGGATCAAGCTCTGGCCATCAGATAAGCCCTTCCCGCGGTTTGAGTTCGTTGTGCAGTCCTATGACGGCGCTTATACCGAAAAGACCATTAACGACCCCTCGGCCTGTAGCGTATGGGGGATCTTCAAGCCCAGCGAAGACAAAGGCTTTTGCGCCATGCTGATCGACTGCTGGGAAGAGCACTTGCAGTACCCGGACTTAAAGGAGAAGGTCATTGAAGACTTTGGCACGGTTTACGGGGACCCCAATGAATTTGGACAAGGCAAGAAGACTGACATGGTTCTGGTTGAAGACAAGTCCTCCGGCATCTCCCTCTTGCAGGACCTGGGGCGTGCCCACATACCCTGCAGGTCATACAATCCCGGGGGCGCCGACAAAGTCCAGCGGGTCAACCTGATTGCGCCACTGATCAAGGCAGGCAAGGTCTACATCCCTGAGAGCACGAAGAACGAAGACCATCCCAGGTCTTGGGCTGAGCCGCTCGTTAACCAGCTTTGCGCCTTCCCTGAAGTCAGGCATGACGACCTCGTGGATACCGTCTCTCAGGCCTTAAGAGTCCTTCGAGACATGGGCTGGCTGAACATTGATCCACCGCCACCAGACGATGACGTTTACGCTGAAGACAGGCCTAAGCGGGTGAATCCGTATGCGGCTTGACAGCCTGGACGACCTTGGACACAATCTGGGTGTCTGTGTGGAAGCGGATAAAGTCGTTTGGTATGCGTCCTGCCCTTGTAGAAATAAACAGGGGACTTCCACCAGGATGCAGACCAAACGGCTTTTTTTTGTTTATGCACGGTCCGTACTCCGCACGATAGCAGTGAGCCTGCATGGGCTGCTCGGAGTTAAACACCGGCTGATGCTCTCCCCCATTGCACGCCGTCCGAACTCTCAGCGAGGTATCGGGAAACATGCCTTTGAGCAGGGAGGTAGACAGCAAGGGCATGGAAGGAATCGCTGGCTCATGGCTGCGCTGGCAAGGCATCAAGTAGTGCGCCTTGTGGGCGAGGGTGGTGCTTCCTCCCCTGGAGACACTATGCCTAAACAAAACGACGGAGTATCATCCGCACAAACTCCCGGGGATACCTATGCCTAATCCACTTGGTGGGCTGCAAAAGGTTATGGCCAAGATGGCCGCTAACCAGAAGGTTCAGTCCGCACTCCCAAAGGCTCCGCCGCCAGCAAGCGAAATCCTTAAGCCGGATCTCATGCGTGTTTACTCTGGCCAGCGAGAGCCCATCGAAGGAAAGTTCGACATCTCAAGGGCAGATCCTCACGCCTCAATGGGTCGAGCCTTCTACACGGCAGAGCTTCCCCGGTACGCTAACAAGTTCACAGGCAACCAGCCTGGAGCTAACGTCACGCCCGTTGATGTCGATCGCAATCGCTTGCTGATGTTCGACAGGATGTACGACACGCCTCAAGGCAAGATGGAAGGCCTCGACTACTACGACCTCCTGCGCAGGCAGGCTATGGCCAAGCCAGGAGTCGGCAAGGACATGATCCGCAAGGAGATCCTCGACGCTGGCTTTGCAGGCACTGAGATGCCTAACGCCACTGGCAAGGCGTATGCAATTTACGACACCAGCGCAGCACAGGACATGTCTGGCCAAGCCTTTCGAGAGGGAGGCCTTGCCATGGCCAGCGGTGGCCTTGCACGGAGAGCAGCAAAGGCAGCCTTCAAAGCCCTGCCCGGAGAAAGCTTCCAGGGTAAGACAGGCACCGATATGCCCTCAGACGTTGAGCGGCGCATCATGGAGATCAACAGGCCCAACCTGATCCTGCCGTCCGAAGCTTTGGGTAAGCACGAAGGCAAGACGCTGATGATCACCCAGGCTGACAGGACTAAAGTAGGCGAGGGCTTTCTTGGTGGCCCAGGCTTCTCGAGCCTTCAGCTAACCGATCCACGTTATGCCGAGGCTGCATGGGGCGTTAAGACGCCTGGAGTCGCTCAGACCATTGCAGGATCTAATCGCCGCGTACCTGAAGGCCAAGCGATCTGGACGACCATGCTTGGAACACCGACGCAGCACAAGTCAAACCAGATGGTCTTTGACCGCCTCTACAAGGAGTTCATGGGCGGTATCAAGCAAGAGAAGCTCTCGCCCGAACTCAAGGACACCCTGAACGCAAAGCTTGCCTCAGTGGTCGACAAGGAAGGCAAGAACCTATTCCCGGAAGATGTCGACATCACGAACCCAAGGAAGTTCCGCAAGCTTGTCGACACCTTCGATAAGCGTGCAGCCGCTGCTGACGTCATGGGCGGGATTGGCGTTGGCGGCAAGAAGGGTCAGATCTTCGACTACGACCGCATCATTCAGCGCACGACAGACCCAGCGCTTTTAGACACCCCGACGGGTTCGCTTGGCAACCGCCTCTTTCAGCTTAGCGGCGAGATGATGGACAGACCCGATCTTCACCCAGCCTTCCCGACCATCCTCAAGGGCGAGGACCTCGGCGTTAACTTCACGCCCGCCCCCCGTGAACTGCTCATGGAAGACTTCATCAACAAGGTCCTTACCGAGAAGGGCAGGCAGCCTGGATACATGGACTGGACTCGAGGCTATGCGCCTTCTCAGTTCCTGTCGGAAGAACTACTGACCAAGCTTCAGAAGGCCGGCTACAAGAAAGGCGGCAAGGTCAAGAAAATGCAGGGCGGTGGCTTAGCCAAGGCAGTTAAGAGCGGCGTTAAAGCGCTCGAGAAGTCAGGCAAGCAGACCATCACGTCAGGCATCGATCCTTCCATGGACCTTGCAAGCAGACTTACCGAGCAGGGTCGCACGTCCATCCTGCCAATCCCTAACCGTTGGTTCTTGCAGCCCGAGAAGTTTCCTCAGATGCAGGGCCTCGTTGAGAAGGTGTTGCAGGTCAACAACATGCAGCGCTCTGACTTCCCGTCTGGCGCCTTCGTTAATCCAAGGACCGGCGAGATCCTTGATAAGCGCATGATGGAAGACGTCGGTGTCGTGATCGATCCTAAGACCAACCGCCCGATCATGAGCGCCAAGCGAGAGATTGAGACAGACCTAGGCGATCGCAAGAAGGGCTCGATCACTAAGTCAAACCTTGTACGCAGGCAGCTTTACAAGCCCGAAGGCGATCCCCTGCTTGATGAGCTTAAGTTCATTGCGACCATCGAGCAGTCAGGCGCTGGCCACAAGTACGGCCTTGGCACTGAGTACGCTACCCCGGTCGAGATGTACAACACCATGACCGGTGAGAACCCGACCCTAAGACCTAAGAGCCGCGGTGACATCTTCGGGGTCGGTGACATTGTCGGTCGCGTGACAATCGGCAAGGGTGAGCCTCACGACGTTTACGAATCCTTGCTGGTAGCGCCCAAGGGCTCTGACGTCCAAGGGATCAAGCTCAGCAAGAAGAAAGGCGGTCGAGTCAAATGAATCCGCTGACTAAGTTCCTTGGCGTTAAAGGTCTATCCAACGGCGGCGATCGCTTCATGGGCAAGACGCCTAAGCGAGGTGTCTCTTCGCTTCCTGGTTACGGCGAAGGCGATCTCTTGAAGGACATCGAAGCTGCCTACCCAAGGGTGGCAGGCGCCATAGACACAGCGGCAACGCTTGCCCCGATCTTTGGCCGCGCTCTGGTATCTCCTGCTGTCAGCGCAGGGACCTTCATTAAGGAAGCAATCAAGAGCGGCGACCCTCGAGACACCAGCCCCTTGCAAAGGGCAAGCGAAGCCTCTGAGGAGTTCATTACAGGCGATATAAGGCCCTTCAGGACCCAGCTTGGCCCTGAGTATGCCTCGGCCGCATTAGAAGGCCTTGAGAGCGCTTTGCAGGCCTCTAAGCTGCCGCCAATCCTCCCGCAAGCATGGACAGCATCGCTCATGCCTGGAGTGACAGCGGCAACAAAGCAAGCGGCAAAAACTGCCGGCAAGGAAATGCTTAGGCCGATCGACCAAGCCATGATGGGCCAGGGCCCGCTTGCTGGTGCGTTCAGCGCCGTTTCGCCCATGAACGTCACGGCACCGGTTAGCAAGCTTGGCTTTTACAACCCGATCGAAGAGACAGCCACTACCCTTCAGCGCAAGCAGGGTCCGGGTCAGGCCTTCCTCAACGAGTTCACTAAGGCAGGGATCAGCAAGCAGCGCCTCGAGGATGCAGGCCTAGCGCAGAAGCTTGCTGCCACGCCTAACATCACGCGTGAAGAGGTCCAGGCCATGACCAAGGGCACCATGCCCGATGTCGAGGAGGTGGTCCTGAGCAGATCTGTCATACCGCCCTACATGAAAGGGTTTGCCAACCTGCATATGCCAGACCTGAATGTCAATGACTACAGGCAGATCCACCAGTTGCGCAAGCTTGCCGGTGAGCGTTATCAGAAGGCCCTTGCGGAGAACGACCTTGATGCGGCTGAGTTTGCGATGAGGGCCGAAGAGGACATCAACAAGTTCAGCCGGACCCACAGCTATGGCACCAAGCCTGGGGAGCGGCTGACCGAGTACCACGATTACCAAGAGCCGGGTGGCAAAAATTACCGCGAGGTCTTGCTTAAGATCCCAAATAAAGAGAATTACGGGGATTATGGTGAAAACTTTCGCTCGGCTCACTGGTCAGATCCTAATGTCATATCCCACATCAGGATGAATGACCGTGTAGACGCTGACAACAAGAATGTGCTTTTCATTGAGGAGCTTCAGTCTGATTGGGCGCAAGAAGGCCGTAAAAAGGGGTTCACCCCAAAAGATTTTGATCGCCAAATAAAAGAGGGTGAAAAAAGGCTTGAGGAGCTTCGCAATCAACTTGTTGTCGTCAACAACAAGCTTCGACAGCCAGGACTTGCGATTGAAGAGCGCAAAAGTTTAATTGATGAATTCAACAAACTTCGGGCCAAGCAATCCGAAGAAATAGATTGGGGGAACAAGCTGTATGACGCCAGAGGCGCTGGGGTTCCTGAAGGCCCATTTATAAAGAACACCAACGAATGGGTTGACCTGTCCCTGAAGAACATTATCAAGCGTGCAGTCGATGAAGGCTACGACCGCGTTGCGTTCATTGACGGTTACAAGTCTTTCCTGCGCTTTCCCCAGGACGCCCAGGGCAATTCCACAGAAGCAGGAATGCGCAAGTTCTATGACGAGATCGTCCCCGGCAGGCTCAAGGCCCTGGTTGGCAAGGACAATGTCAAGACCATCCCCGGCATCACGCAACAGCGACCACTTGATGTTTCACTGCAGGGCAGTCGGTATTATGTGGTTGATGCTGATACCGACATTCCAATCCTAGAGCACGGCGGGTTCCGAAGCCTTGAAAGGGCCGAGCAATACCTTGACGAGTTGTACAGCAAGTCAAAGTCCATGGACCAGATCGGGTTCGACATCACGCCTGAGATCCGTGAGAAATTCAGTGCCCCAATCCCGTATAAACATGGAGGGGTGGTGAAAATGGCATCGGGTGGTGCCAGAAAGCTTAAACGCGCAGCCGAGGCTATCGCCAAGTTCCAAGACCCCCAGGCTACCAAGATCCAAGAGTGGCAGTGGAAGCCCCTGGCTGAGGTTAACCAGCAGCTTAAGCTTGCTGAAGTCCCGGACTACATCCAGCGTGGATATGGAGACTTCATGATCGAGCAGGGCAAACGAGCGGCTGCAGGCCAAATGGGCGTCCGAGACCTGATCAAAGCTTATGGCATTACCCAGTCCAGCATTGGCCGCGGTGGCTTATCGCACAGTACCGCTACCAAGGCAGGCTTGAAGGTGCCGAAGACCGAAGGGTTGGTAAGGCCGGAGGGTGCCTTCGCTGAATGGCTGGGTTCCAAGCAGGGGCAGAGGTTCCTCGACGACGCCGAGAAGGGCGTAGTCAACGAGAAAGCCCTGGACGACATTCGGGCTAAGTTCGCACCCTTCGGCAAAGCCAACCAGCTTACCGAGCAGCTTCGCTATGGTGTTAACAACGTGTCGACCCTGGTTCCGCAAATGCAGCAGGCGCTTCTTGGTTCGGTTGATGAGTACCGCGACTGGGCTGAAAGCATGAAGGGCATAGCGGGCGCTAAGAGCGGCTTTATAGGCTCAATGCTGGGCCGTGGAGACCTTCCTACCCTGGACGCAAGGCAACTTAACCTGCACTCCTTGGAGAGCCCTGTAGCGCCACAGACGATGATGCAAAGGGGTAAGGGGCTAGGTGCTCGTGAGGCAGTTGATCGCTTGGCTGCAAGACAGTCTGCGCTTGCCCTTGACATTGATCCATCGCTTGACCCGTACTACCAGCACCTTGCGCATCACGCGGTCTGGGACAAGGTAGCCGACGAGAAAACGACCCATGAAGACCTCATGAGGGCTTTGCGTGGCTACAAAAAGGGCGGTATGCCCGACACCGACGCTATGCGTCTTGAAATGATGAGGAAATCATGGCGATCGAAATGAATCTGCCCCTTGAGGAAAGCCCCGAGGGCGACGAGACGATCTATAAGCTATTTGACGATAAGCCCGACGTCGAAGAACTCGAGGACGGCTCAGCGGTTGTCCGCATACCCGAGAACGATGGCCCTGAGGAAGATCCCCAGTTCTATGAAAACCTTGCGATTAAGGTCGATCCAAACACCCTGGACGACCTTGCACTCAAGTACCTCGAGCTATTCGAGAAGGACATGCAAGCCCGCAAGGAGCGCGATAAGCAGTACGAAGAAGGCTTAAAGCGTTCCGGCCTTGGTAACGAGGCTCCAGGTGGTGCAACCTTCCAGGGCGCATCCAAGGCTGTACACCCAGTCATTGCCGAAGCCTGCGTGGACTTTGCCAGCCGGTGCATGAAAGAGATCATGCCGCCTGATGGCCCTGTAGGTACAAAAATCCTCGGCGATGTCACTGAGCAAAAGCAAGAACTTGCTGAGCGCAAACGTGACTTTATGAACTGGCAGTGTACTGAGCAGATCGAAGAGCTTCGCGATGAACTCGAGCAGCTTGCTACCCAACTCCCGCTTGGCGGCAGCCAGTACCTAAAACTTTGGTATGACGAGCAAAAGAAGCGCCCCTGCGCTGAGTTCGTTCCCATCGATAAGATCCTCTT